CTTGTGTTTATACCGAGCATGACAGAATATGTTAGAGTAGGCTTTGAGGTACTTAATACATTACCTGAATGGTATCAGTATCTTTTGTTTATAGCCATATCAGCATCTTTTGGTATTAAGGGTGCAGGAGCAGCAATGAAAATGATGGGGAAGAAATGAATTTAATTACACTACAGGATGAGATAGCTAATGACGAAGGTGTTAAGTATGAAACTTATAGATGTTCACTAGGACATTTAACAGGGGGAATAGGACACTTAGTAACTGAATGGGATGAAGAAGTATACTCAGGACCTGTAGGAACAAAGATACCACATGAACAAGTGGATACATGGTTTGCGAAAGACATAGAAACAACTATAAAAGATTGTAATCTACTCTTCTCGCAATTTAATAATCTACCTGAAGATATACAACACATACTCGCTAATATGTGTTTTCAATTAGGTAGACCAAGACTGTCTAAATTTAAAAATCTAATCGCAGCAGTAGAAGATTTAGATTGGGCTAAGATGGCAGATGAAATGGAAGACAGTAATTGGTATAGGCAGACAACTAACCGTGCAGATAGATTAATAGCACGTGTTGAGAAACAACTTGTTAAGGAGCTACCTCTATGAGCAGAGAATTAACCGAAAGACAACAGAAGTTTTTATCCGTATTGTTTGATGAAGCAAATGGAGATGTAGTACAAGCCAAGCTACTTGCAGGTTATTCAGCAACCTCTGGTACTACAGAGATAGTTAAATCGCTTAAAGATGAGATTCTAGAGGCTACACAGCTATTTATGAGTAGGAACGCACCTAAAGCTGCTATGGCTATGGTAGGGGGCTTATATGACCCTACAGAGCTAGGTCTAAAAGAAAAGATGTCTGCAGCAAAAGAATTGTTAGATAGAACAGGTTTAGTTAAAACTGAGAAGATGCAAGTCGAAAGCACAGGTGGTGTTATGTTATTACCAGCAAAGAATAATGAATAGAAGTTTAGGCAGTTGGAAGTTACCTCAACCTACGGACTTAAAAGATGAAGAACAAAAGGAATGGGTACAGATACCGAGAATTGCACGTATTGTTCCCTATGGTTATAAATTAAATGAAGAAGATAAAGACTTACTTGACCCCATACCATACGAATTAGAAGCAATAGAATTAGCACGTAAATACAGTAAACAGTATTCATATAGACAAATAGCTAATTGGCTAACAAAAAAAACAGGTAGAGAAATATCTCACGTAGGGTTAAGAAAAAGGTTAATGCATGAGCAACAACGTAAGAACAAAGCTAGAACTCTCCGAAAATGGTCCGAGTATGCCCAGAAAGCAATCGAGAAAGCGAAAACCATTGAAGAAGAAAGAACAGGTGCAAAAGCCTAACATCTTAGAACTTGATGCATTAGAATCTATACCTGTAGAAGAACAAAATGTAATATTTAAACCTAATGATGGACCTCAGACAGAGTTTCTTGCAGCAAGTGAAAGAGAAGTTTTATATGGTGGTTCAGCAGGTGGTGGTAAATCATATGCGATGTTAGCAGACCCACTACGTTATATGGGTCATCCATCATTTAGTGGATTGTTACTACGACACACGACAGAAGAACTAAGAGAACTTATATTTAAGTCAAAAGAAATATACCCTCAAATATGGAAAGGTATAAAGTGGTCAGAACGAAAGATGCAATGGGAAGCACCATCAGGTGCGAGGTTATGGATGTCATACCTAGATAGAGACGATGACGTACTGCGTTATCAAGGTTTGGCATTTAGTTGGATAGGGTTTGATGAATTAACTCAGTGGTCTACTCCGTATGCTTGGAACTATATGCGTTCACGTTTGCGTTCAGTCGCACAAGATTTGCCTGTGTATATGAGAGCAACAACTAATCCCGGAGGTCCGGGTCATCAGTGGGTTAAGAAGATGTTTATTGACCCAGCACCATACGGAAAACAATTTGATGCCACAGATATTGAATCAGGGAATGTTCTTTCCTATCCAAAAGGACACAGTAAAGCAGGAAAGTCATTATTTAAAAGAAGATTTATACCTGCAAGATTATCAGACAACCCTTACCTCTCAGCACAAGGTGACTATGAAGCAATGCTTTTATCCTTACCTGAACACCAACGTAGGCAGTTGCTTGAGGGTGATTGGGATATTAAAGAAGGTGCTGCTTTTTCTGAGTTTGATAGGAATATTCACGTTATTGAGCCTTTTGCAATTCCAAGAAATTGGGTTAAATTTAGGGCTTGCGATTATGGTTATGGTTCTTATAGTGGTGTGCTTTGGTTTGCTGTTTCTCCAGACGAGCAGATTGTTATATATAGAGAGTTGTATTGTAGCAAAGTTCTTGCCACAGATTTGGCAGATATGATATTGGATGCAGAAGCCGATGATGGAAATATTAAGTATGGGGTTTTGGATAGTTCTCTTTGGCATAAACGTGGGGATACTGGTCCTTCTTTGGCTGAACAGATGATTATGAAAGGGTGTCGTTGGAGACCCTCAGATAGAAGTAAAGGTAGTCGTATATCAGGTAAGAATGAGATACATAGAAGATTACAAGTAGACGAATTTACAGAAGAACCAAGACTTGTCTTCTTTGATACATGTACTAATATGGTTTCGCAATTACCTTCTATACCTTTGGATAAAAGAAATCCAGAAGATGTAGACACGAGAGCAGAAGACCACTTGTATGATGCATTAAGATATGGTATTATGTCAAGACCTAGATTTAGTATATTTGATTACGACCCTAATGGCAGACCAAGTAGTAGTATGCCTGTAGCAGATGCAACATTTGGATATTAAAGGAACAAAATATGGATGAAGACGAAATAATTTTAGATGATGATTCTATTGCATTAGAAGATAGTGATGAAACAGTCGTTACGGATTCTAATATAACTAATATTATTCCTTTTGTAATGGAAAGATATCAACGTGCCGAAGACTATCGCAATAATGATGAAGAACGATGGTTGAGGTCATATAGAAACTATAGAGGATTATATGGAAGCGATGTACAATTTACTGAAGCAGAAAAGTCAAGAGTGTTTATTAAAGTTACAAAAACTAAAACATTGGCTGCTTATGGACAAATGGTTGATGTACTATTTGCAGGTCACAAGTTTCCTATTAGCGTTGAGCCAACAGTTTTACCAGAAGGTATTTCATCGGATGTTAACTTTGACCCTAAAGAGCCTGAACAACTTAAGAAGGGTGCTGATGTATCCTCTCCGTACGGATTTTCAGGTGATGGTAAAGACTTACCTGCAGGAGCTACTGAAAAAAGTTTGCAAGAAATGCTTGGACCTCTTGAAGAAAAGTTGGGAGAAATTGATGGTATTAAAGAAGGAGTAGGTAAAACTCCTACTTCTGTTACATATAGCCCTGCAATGATAGCAGCTAAAAATATGGAAAAGTTAATAATGGACCAACTTCAAGAGTCAGGTGCTAACAAACAATTAAGAAGTACTGTTTTTGAAATGTCTTTGTTTGGCACTGGGGTTATGAAAGGTCCTTTTGCTATGGACAAAGAGTATCCTAACTGGGATGAGGAAGGAAACTATAGTCCTATTTTTAAAACTATACCATCTACATCCCATGTGTCTGTTTGGAATTTTTATCCAGACCCTGATGCAGCCAATATGGATGAAGCTCAATACGTAATTGAAAGACATAAGATGTCTAGAACACAGTTACGTGCTTTAAAAAAGAGACCTTACTTTCGTGACAATGTAATTGATGAGGTTATACAACAAGGTGAGTCCTACGATAAAAAGTATTGGGAAGATGACTTATCTGACTATGCACCATCTCACGATGTAGACAGATTTGAAGTATTAGAATATTGGGGTACTTGTGATGTTGAAATGCTTCTTGATAATGGTGTAGATATACCAAAAGAATTAGAAGACTATGATGAGGTACAAACTAATATATGGATATGTAATGGCAAATTAATTAGAATGGTTCTTAATCCATTTAAACCTGCTACTATACCTTATATGGCTGCACCATATGAATTAAATCCTTACTCATTCTTTGGTGTTGGTATAGCTGAGAACATGGATGATACACAAACATTAATGAATGGCTTTATGAGAATGGCTGTTGACAATGCTGTGTTATCAGGAAACTT